TGAAGTACCAAGCGCCCAACGGCACCGAGGAACTGTTCGCGGCCACCAGCGAGGGCAAGATTTACGACGTCACGCTGCCGCTGCCGTCGGTCACGGTCCCGGTGCCCGTGGCGACGGTGATCAATGGCGCGCCGCCCGGCGAATGGACGTCTCTCAACTTCGTGACCGGCGCGGGTGTGCATGTCCTGGTGGCCGTGAACCCTGGGGGTGGCTACTGGATTTACGACGGCGCCAACTTCATCCAGATCACGCTGGGCGCTGGCGCCAATCAGGTCAGCAACATCGACCCCGACACGTTCGTCTTCGTGACGGTCTTCAGGAATCGGCTCTGGTTCCTGACCGAGAACAGCGCGAGCGCGTGGTACCTGCCGCTGGGTGTGTACTTCGGGGCTGCTATCGAATTCCCCTTCGGCCCGATGCTGCCCAACGGCGGGGCCCTGGCGGCGCTGGTCAACTGGACGTACGACGGCAGCGGCGGCGATGGCGCGGGCACCAGCGGCGGCGGCACCATGAACAGCCAACTGGTGGTGATCAGCGAGCAGGGCGACGTCCTGGTCTACGGCCACGCCGACGCCGTCAACCCGACTCTGTTCCAGGGCGTCGAGGGCCGCTGGTACGTGGGCCGTGTGCCGGTGGGCAGGCGCTTCTTCAGCACCTACATGGCCGACGTCATCATCCTGTCCGAGCGCGGCATGTGCTTCATGTCGGAACTGATGCGCGGCCAGGGCTTCTTCACCAACGTCGGCAACGCCCAGGCGATCAACAGTTCGCTGGCGGGCGAAATCTCGCGCTCGCTGGACACGCGCTACTGGGAGGTGGTCTTCCTGCCCAGCCAGCAGATGGTGGTGATCAATCGCGCCGAAATCAACGTCGAGAATCTCCAGTGGGTCTACGAGGTGAACAACCGCGCCTTCGCCATGCTGCGCGGCATCCCGATGCTGACCCTGGCGCAACTTGGTAGCCGCGTTTACACGGGCGATCTGGATGGCCGTGTCTGGCAGGCCTTTGAGGGCAACTCGGACGGTCACGTTGACGACATCCCCGGGCTCGACTTGGAGGGCATCGTCGTGACCGCCTTCCAGGCGCTGGGCGATCCGGTGCGCGTCAAGCGCTTCCTGATGGCCCGGCCCAGCTTCATCTCGCAAGCAGCCCCGGGCGTCATGGTGCAGATGAATAACGAATGGAACCTGGGCATCACGGGCGCCGCGCCGCCGTACTTGGCCGCTGGCGGCAGCTTGTGGGACTCGGGCCTGTGGGACGTCGCGGTCTGGTCGGGTGAGGGATCGTCCTACGAATACTGGGCGGGCGTCACTGGCACGGGCCGCTACGGCTCGCTGGCGCTGCGCGTGCGCGGTCCTGCTGACCTGATCTTCGTCGGCTGGCAGGCGCTGGTTGAAGCCGGGGGCATCTTGTGATCACGACGCAAGACCAAGCCGCCCTGGTGCAGTGGCTCTGCGAGCGCATCGGCCTGACGCCTTCGTACGACATCAGGGCCATCGGCAGCTTGTCCTTCGTTGACCAGTCGCTGCGCGGCGTCGTCGCCTACGACGGGTTCAACGGCGCGAGCGTCGTCATGCACATGGCGGGCGAGCCCGGCTGGCTCGACAAGACCGTGCTGCACGCCGCCTTCGACTACCCGTTCCGGGTGATGGGCTGCAATCAGGTGCTGGCCTTCGTGCCGAGCGGCAACGACGTCGCGCTCGACATCGACCAGCGCCTGGGGTTTGAGGTGGTGGTCGAGCTTGAGGGGGCGCACCCCGATGGCTCGCTGTTCGTGCTTCGCATGAAGCGCGAGAATTGCAAGTGGATCGCGCCCCGGCGCACGCACTGAGGAGCCTCACATGGGCAAGAAATCCAAGCCGCCGCCAGCACCCGACTACAAGGCCGCTGCCGAGGCGACAGCCGCATCGAGCCAGCAGGCGCAGACCAGCGCCGACTGGGCGAATCGGCCCGACCAGACCGACATGTACGGCAACAAGACGTCGTGGCAGTCGCAGTCGGTGATCGACCCGGCCACGGGCAAGGCGGTCAACAAGTGGTCGCAGAGCACCCAGTTGTCGCCGCAGCAGCAGGCCGCGCTCGACCAGCAGATGGGCATCCAGACCGGCCTGATGAACACGGCAGGCGGCATGCTGGGCCGTGCAAACGAAGCCGTGTCCAAGGACTTCGACTGGGCGGGCTTGCAGCAGGCCGGTGCCGTGCCGATGGCCCGCGAGACGGGCGGCGCGGGCCAGGGCCTCATGAGCGGCCTGGATACCCAGTCGCTGGGCGCGATGCCCAGCGCCGACGCCGCCGAGCGCCAGCGCATCGAGGGGGCCCTGTTCGACCGCATGCAGCCGCAGCACCAGCAGGCCCAGGAAGGCCTGGAGGGCCAGTTGGCGGGCATGGGCCTGACCCGTGGCAGCGAGCAGTGGAACCGCGAGAAGCAGCGCCTGGGTGACCAGCAGTCCCGCGAGCGCTTCAACGCGCTGGAGATGGGCGGCAGCGAGATGTCGCGTTTACACGGCATGGGCATGCAGAACCGGCAGCAGGGGTTCAACGAACTGATGGGCGCGGGTCAGTTCCAGAATCAGGCCCAAGCCCAGGGCTTCGGCCAGAACCTCGCGGCCAACCAGCAGAATTTCGGCCAGGACTTGACCCAGGCGAATTACCAGAACCAGTTGCGCCAGCAGCAGATCGGAGAGCAACAGCTTGCCCGGCAGATGCCGCTCAACGAACTGAATGCCTTCATGTCGGGGCAGCAGGTCGCTTCGCCGCAGTTCAGCAACTTCAACACCAGCACTTCAGCCGGGGGCGTCGATTACTCGGGCGCGGCGGGCCAGCAGTACAACGCATCGATGGACGCCTTCAACGCCAAGCAGGCCCAGGGCCAGGGGCTTATGAGCGGCATCGGCACGCTCGCGGGCGCTGCGGCGACGGCCTTCTGACCATGAAAATCCTCCAGTTCTCCGGTGGCCTCGACTCTCTGGCGTGCCTGCTGCTGTTGCAGGACGAACCGGGGCTGCATGTCGTCTCGGTGCTGACCGACGGCGCCTACGGCAGCACCGTCGATTACCTCAACAAGGTGCGCGAGGCCTTCCCGGCCATCGTCTTCGTCAGCGTGCGTACCGAGCGCGACATCGAGCAGTACGGCCACCCCGTCGATGTCGTGCCGCTGCGCTGGACGTTCATGGGGCAGATGATCCGGGGCGCGAAGGACATTCGCTACCAGGACTCCTTCTCGTGCTGCAACCGGGCGATCTGGCAACCGCTGGAGCAGACCAGCCGGGGCATGGGCGCGACGGTGATCTACCGGGGCCAGCGCGACGACGACAAGCTGCGCGACCCGGCCAACGACGGCATCGTGGTTGACGGCGTGATGTACCGCTTCCCGATTCATGACTGGACCCGCGAGATGGTCTGGCGCTACGTGGCCGAGCACCGGCCCGATCTGGTGCCTCCAGGCTACGAGGATGGCGAGAAGACCAGCCGCGACTGCTGGGACTGCACCGCCTACCTGGACGACAACCATCGCCGCATCGAGAACCTCCCCGCCGCGCAGCGGCACCGTGTAAACGCGCTGGTCACCCGCTGGCGCGATGATGTCCTCACAGAAATTGGAGTCCTGCCATGAACGGTCAACCCCTCCCCTTCGACCTGCAACAGATGCTCCAGCAGCAGGCCGGTCCCGGCATCCCCGGCATGGCTGGCCCCGTGGCCGGTGGCGGCGGCATGCCCCCGATGCCGCCCGGCATGGGCCAGCCGATGGGCCCGCAGATGAACCCCGGCATGGGCCCTGGGGCGATGCCGCCGCAGGGCGGCAACCCCGACATCGCGGGCCAGGGTCAGGTGCCCGGCACCGCGCCGCCGCCGCCCGGACAGCCGAATCAGGATCAACTGATGCTCGACTACCTGACGACGATGGGCGGGCTCCAGCCCCAGCACGCCGAGATTGCCCGCAAGCGGGCGCTGGTCGAGCAGCTTCGCAAGGGCGGGCAGATGGGCCAGATGCGTAACGCCGGGCGCATGCAGGTCGCCCAGCACCCGCTGGAGATGCTGGGCGCGCTCGCCAACACGGGCGTCGGCGCCTACAAGGCCCAGCAGGCCGACGAGGATCAGGCCGCGCTGACCCGCAAGAGCGATCAGGCCTTCGCCGATCTGCGCGAGCGCTCTGGAGTCGGCAAGTAAGGACACTGTCATGGCCCAAGACCTGTTCTCCTACCTGTTCGGCGATCCCAACGTCACGCCAGCCGAAGCAGCCCGGCGCGAGCGCATGACGATGCAGGCCGCTGCGCTGCGGGGTGAGCAGGCTGACCGGCCACCGATGCCGACGGCGATGCCGCCCCAGGCGCCGCCCCAGCCGCCTGTCCAGCCGCAACCCCCGGTCCAGCCGCCCGTGCAGCCTCCCCAGCCGCCGCAGGCCCCCGCGCAGGCCCTTCCCAGGGCCGTGGCGGCGCAATCGGGACCGCCAAGCACCCCTGGTAGCCAAGCGCCTCCTGCGGCGCCTCCTGGAGCCTCTGAAGCGCTCGACCCCCTGGAGGCCCGGCAGCAGGCCCTGTACGGCCAGTTGCAGGAGGCCATGAAGCCGCCCGACATGACGGGCGCCCAGGCGGCGTACGACAAGCGGGCCCAGGGCGGGACCACCCAACTGATGCTGGCCCTGGCGGCGCAGCGGGCGGGGCAGGACTTCGCCCCGGTCCAGGGGCACTTCCTCAAGCAGGCGGCAGCGGCCAAGGAGCCTATGAAGGTTCACGGCGGGCAGATGACCGAGACGGGCTTCATCGAAGACCCGGGCTACGCGCAGGAACTGAAGCTCAAGCAGATCAACGCGCAGATCACGGCCCACCAGCGCGTGATCGACAGCGCGGCCACCCGCGCTGCCAAGCTCGCCGCTGCCAAGGAAATCGAGCGGCTGAAGAAGGAAGGCTGGGAGTACCAGCGCGGCACGGCGATGATGACCGCTGGCATCGTGGCGGGCGCTGCCGGTGCGAGCGGCCCCGGCAAGGCCGACTTTGAGGGTGTGGACTCCAAGACGGGCAATGAGGTTGTCCGCGACAAGCGGGGTGCTGCCTGGGTCCGCACGGGCTTCGACGCCAACGGCCAGCCCCAGTACGCACCGCACCAGGGCTCTGTGATCCCGAAGGTTCAGCACGAGAAGAACGTCACGGCGACGACGGAACTGGCCCAGGCCGCTGCCAGCGCCTCGACCATGCTCGACAAGGTGAAGGCCAACCCGACGGCCTTCGGCTTCGGCGCGACAGCCGCCGACTGGGTGCCCGGCATCATGGGCAAGTCAGCCGTGCAGACGGCGGTGGGCATGACCCCGGATGCCAAGGCGCTGCGGGTCAACTTCGTGCGTGACGCGGCGATGGAGATGTCGCGTCTGTACGGCGCGGCGCAGTCGCAGGGCGAAGCGCACCGCGCCCAGGGCTTCTTGATCAACCCCGACAAGGACGACATCGAACTGGTCATGCAGAAGTTGCAGGGCGCCAGGGCCTACGCCGACGACGCCCGCTCGCGCTGGGGTCAAGCCGCCAACCGGGCCGTGGCCGAGCGCACCGGGCTCCAGCCACCCGCAGCACCCGCAGCCCCAGGCGCGGCCCCCGCCCCCGCCCCGGCGCCTGCTGGCGCCGTGGTGGACTTCAACTCGCTGCCGAAGTCGAGGTGAGTCATGGACGTCCGCATGCCTGATGGCACGATCATTCAGAACGTCCCGGAAGGGACGACACAGGAAGACCTGCAAGGGCGTTTAAACGCATCGCGTGCGCCCAAGACGCCCGAGCCTCCGAAGGATCAGTGGGACGTCGTCAAGGACCGTGTCTCGCGCATCGGCACCGGGATGATGGACCCGGTGGTGGGCGCCGCTCAGATCATGGAGCGCACGGGCGTCCCTGGCGCGATCCGCAAGGGCCTGGGCATCGAAGGCGACATGGAGGGTTACGTCAAGCAGCGGGACGCTGAGTACAAGGCCCCCGAAGGCGTCGATTGGGCCCGCATGGCGGGCAACGTCGCCAGCCCCATGAACCTGCTGACGGGCGGCACGGGCATGTCGGGGGCCGTCGGCAGCGGTGCGCTCCAGGCTGCGCTGGCGCCCACCGATGCGGGCGACGACACCGGCACCTTCCTGCTCAAGAAGGCGGGCCAAGCAGCCCTGGGCGGTGGCCTGGGCGGCGTGCTGCATGCGGCCACCCGGGGCGTGATGGCGCCCACGCGGGAGGCCACCGAATTGATGGATCAGGGCGTCTACCTGACGCCTGGGCAGGCCACCGGCAACCGCGCCGTCAATGCGATGGAGCAGAAGTTGACCAGCGTGCCGGTGGCGGGCGAGGTGATCCAGAACGCGCAGCGGCGCGGCGTCGAGGATGTCCAGGGGCGCGTGGTCAACCGGGCCTTTGGCCTTGGGGCTGAAACGCCGCTGCCTGCCGGGCGCAACAGCGGCGAGGTGATTCGCAACGCCAACCAAGCGGCGTCGGCGCTGTACGACGCGGCGGTGCCGCACTTGCGCGCCAACCCCGAAGGGATCATGGATGCAGCCGCAGCTTACAACCGTGCGGTGCAGAACCCGCAACTGACGCCCGACGCCGTCAGGACGCTGCAAGGCCTGTGGGACAACAACTTCGCCAACTACGCGGCCCTCGACGGGCAGGGCCTCAAGGCCCTGGACAGTGAACTGGGCAAGCTGGCACGCGACTACAGCGGGCACATGGCTTCGCCGTCGGATCGCGCCCTGTCGGGGGCGCTGGTCGATATCAAGCTGGCGCTGCGCGGGGGCCTGGAGCAGGGCATGGCGCCCGAGCATGTGCATCTGCTGCGGACGGCCAACCGGGCCTACCGCAACCTGATCCCGGTCAACAAGGCCGCGAGCACCCGCGCTGATCGGCTGGCGACTCCACGGGCGCTTGAGAAGGCGATGGCGAAGCAGGCAGGCACCGACGTCACGCGCACGGCTGACGATCCGCTGATCAGTCGCGCCGTCGAACTGACGACGCCCACGGTGGCCGACAGCCAGACCGCTGGGCGTGCGGCCATGCAGAGCATCCCGCACCTGTTGTCGGGCCTCGTGGCGGGCCTGCCAGCGGCGGCGCTCTACAGCCGCACCGGGACCAACCTCGCGCTGGGGCGCACCGAATTGCAGCGGCTGCTGGCACCGTACAGTGACCGGGTCCGCACCGCGATCATCGCGGCCCTGCGTCAGTAATTACTGGAGACGAAAATGCCCCGCAGCATCACCGGCAACTACACCCTGCCCCTGCCGCCCGTCGTCCCAAACACCGTCATTTCGTCGGCCTGGGCGAACACGACGATGGACGATGTAGCCCAGGCGATCACCAACAGCCTGGACCGCTACGGCAGCGGCGGCATGGTGGCGCCTTTCCGGCTGGCCGACGGCACCGAAGCCCTGCCCGCCTTCGCCTTCAGCGCAGAAACTGGTTCAGGCCTGTGGCGCGAGGGCACGGGCGTCGTGTCGATGTCGATCCTGGGCACGACGGTGCAGTCCTGGACGGCCAACGGCATCAACGTCTTCGGCTCTGCCGTGATCGGCCCCGACGGCATCGACGTCACGGGCGACAGCGGCTTCAGCGGCAGTCTCGGGGTGACCGGCGACGTCGTCATCGGGGGCGCCCTGGTGGTGGCCGGGGTGCCGATCCCGCCGCCCCCAGTCGGGGGCTACGTGCCGATTGCCGGT